GCTACTGCCGCTGGCATTAGTATGTCTCTTGGTGCTATTATTAAACGTCATAAGCGCACCCTAATTAACTTCCAGCAGTCTTTTCTGTTACCTTTTGTATCTAAAGCTGCACACAGGTACATGCAGTTTGACCCTGAGAACTATCCGGTAGCTGACTACAAGTTCAACGCTACGTCTACTCTAGGTATTATTGCTCGTGAATACGAGGTAGGACAGCTTGTACAACTTCTGCAGACCATGAAACAAGACAGTCCTAGCTATCCTATATTAATTCAAAGCATTATCGACAACATGAACTTGAGCAACCGTGAAGAGTTAATTGCGTCTATGCAACAGGCGTCTCAGCCAGATCCGCAGGCACAGCAGATGGCTCAGATGGCTCAAGAAGCACAACTGCAGTTTCAACAAGCACAAACCGCAGCACTACAGGGACAAGCTGCTGAGTCTCAAGCTAGGGCTACTAAGTATCTTATCGACTCTGAGTTGGCTCCAGAAGAACTTGAAATTGATAAAATTAACGCTATTACACGTAATCTTAGAGACGGAGATGCAGATGACCGAGAGTTTGAACGTCGGTTAAAAATCGCTGAAGTAGCGTTAAAAGAAAAGGCACTAGATAATAAAGGAGTAACACCTCGTGTTAATGACACAGACAGAAATGAACAGCTTCCTGAGCCAAATCAACCAAGCGTTCCAGGATCAGTTCAACCGTTTAGACGAGATGGAGCGCAAACTCGTGGACCTAGAGGACCAAATGTCGGCCCTGCGCCAGAAGGAGGACTCTAATAATGCCAAAGGAAAAAGACCCAAGACTAGCAAGAGCGGGCGTGTCGGGTTACAACAAGCCAAAGAGGACGCCTAGTCACCCCACTAAGTCACACGTAGTTGTGGCTAAATGTGACGACGGTAAAGTTAAGACTATCCGGTTTGGACAACAAGGAGTATCAGGTGCTGGCAAGAGTCCTAAGACTGATAAGGAGAAAGCGCGGCGTAAGTCCTTTAAGGCTCGTCACGCTAAAAACATAGCCAAAGGGAAGTGTTCTGCGGCTTATTGGGCAAACAAGGTAAAATGGTAAGGAGATAGCTATGCCAAAAGGAAAAGGAACATACGGAAGTACAGTAGGAAGACCACCTAAAAAGAAAAAGAAGAAGGTTAAAAAATAATGCCTAGGGGACTATACAGCAACATACACGCCAAACGTAAGCGTATCAAGGCTGGATCAGGTGAAACTATGCGTAAACCAGGATCAAAAGGCGCTCCTAAGGCTTCTGCTTTTAAGAAAGCTAAGAAAACAGCCAAGAAACGGTAAAATTTACATAAAATAATGCTTGACTTTTAGTCAAAAGTATGGTATAATATAGGTGTACTTAGGTACACTTAATACAACAGAGACAACCCAAGAGGCCTCAAGATGGATCAAGAAACACAGCAGTACTACGACGCATACTTTAGTCTTTTTATTACTGATGGCTGGAAGCAACTTGTGCAAGACTTTGGCAACAATGCTTTACAGATTAACAGTATAGAAGCAGCTAAAGATGCTGACGATATGTTCTTTCGTAAGGGACAACTAAACATATTAGCCCACTTAATCAACATGGAAACTATCGTTAAAACTAATTACGAAGAGGCATCTAAGCCTCCAGAAGAAGATGATTAAAGTATTTGACTTTCGTTGTACTAACGGACATACCTTTGAAGAATTTGTAGAGTCAGGTACTACATCCAGTAGGTGCGGATGTGGTGCTAACGCTACAAAGATTGTATCAGCAACTCCACATATCCTTGATGGTTCCTCTGGGGATTTCCCCGGCAGGCACATGAAGTGGGTACGTGAACACGAGAAAGCTGGGCAAACCACGCGGGAAACCTCATAGGCCAACTCCCATTTAATCCTCCATAACCTAATAATAATAATAGGCGGGGTAAGTTTAGAATGTCACGAGCAACATTACTTGATGAGCGTAAGGAAGAAGAACTAGAAGCAACAGACCAACTCGACATACAAGATACTGTAGAGACTCCTGAAGAGGAACAACCTCAGCAGCCCGAAGTTCCAGAAAAGTACCAAGGTAAATCTGTTGAAGACCTCGTACAGATGCACCAAGAACTTGAGAAGTTTTCAGGTAAACAGAGTACGGAAGTTGGCGAGTTACGTAAAGTTGTTGATGATTACATCCAGACACAACTCTCAGACCAACAAGCACCTCAACAACAGCAACAACAAGATGATAACGATGACGATGTAGATTTCTTTGTCGATCCTAAGACCGCTGTTAGTAGAGCTATAGACAACCACCCTAAGATCAAGGAAGCACAGGCTTACACACAACAATACAAACAACAGGCTACTCTTGCACAACTCAAGTCCTCTCATCCTGAGATGGAACAGATACTGCAAGACCCTAAGTTTGCTGAGTGGATCAAAGGGTCAAAAGTCCGAACACAGTTGTTTGTTCAGGCTGACCAAGCATACGATTACGATTCTGCTGATGAACTGTTTAGCCTTTGGAAAGAAAGGAATCAAGTAGTTCAACAAACTGCAGAAGCAGAAAAAGCAGCTCGTAAGAGTCAGGTAAAGTCAGCTAACACAGGCAACGCTCGCGGAACAGCAGAAGGATCTCGTCGTAAAGTTTATCGTCGTGCTGACATTATTAAACTTATGAGAACCGACCCAGAGCGCTATCAGTCCATGTCGGACGAACTACTCAAAGCGTATTCAGAGGGTCGGGTCCGATAGCCTAAAGGAGAATTACAATGGCTGGTGAAACCTCTGGTACTTACTTTACAGCTAATGCTGTAGTAGACAAAACTGCTGCTGGGACTTTTATCCCAGAAATCTGGAGCGATGAAGTAATCGCTGCTTACCAAAAGAACCTGAAGATGGCTCCTCTTGTCAAGCGTCTCGCTATGTCTGGCAAGAAAGGTGATGTTATTCACATCCCTAAGCCCATTCGTGGTGCTGCATCTGCTAAGGCAGAAGCTGTAGCAGTTACGATTCAGGCTAACCTAGAAACTGAGTTGCAAGTAACTGTTGACCGTCACTTTGAGTACTCACGTTTGATTGAGGACATCGTAGAAGTACAGGCTCTGTCTTCTCTGCGACAGTTCTACACCGAAGACGCTGGCTACCAGCTTGCTCTGAAGGTAGACACTGACCTCATCAACGCTGCTACTGGCTTTGGCGACGGTACTCGTACTCAGTCTCCTGCTGCTACTGGTGCTAACTGGGTAAACAGCAACAGCTACTACTTTAACGCTGCTACTGGTATTTCTACCTATGCAGTGGATACTGTAGCTACAGGCGACAACTTTACGGATCTTGGATTCCGCGAAGCTATCAAGCTGATGGATGACGCTGACGTACCTATGGATGGACGAGTTCTCGTTATTCCTCCTGCGTCACGTAAGTCAATCATGGGCATTGAGCGCTACGTGTCTTCTGACTTTGTAGGTGGTCGTGGTGTTGAGTCAGGACTCATCGGTAACTTGTACGGTGTTGACGTATACGTTTCTAGCAACTGTCCCGTAATTGAGACAGGCGGTGAGAACGGTGCTTCATCTCTTGATACCCGTGGTTGCTTGTTCTTCCACAAAGACGCTCTCGTAATGGCAGAGCAAATGGCTGTACGTTCTCAGACCCAGTACAAGCAAGAGTACCTCTCTACTCTGTACACGGCTGACACTCTGTACGGTGTTGAGACTTACCGTCCCGAAGCAGGATTTATCCTCGCTGTTGCTGACGAGTAAAACTCTAGGGGGTCAGCAATGGCCCCTTTTTCTTTCCTTGTTTGTTTTCTTAGGAGTAGTCTATGCCTATCTTTCGGGGTGACGGTGGTTCAGGTGATGCCTCTACGGATGCGTATGCGTCACAGGTAGCACAGAACGCCCAGACTGCTACTACAAAAGCAAACGAAGCTTCTGCATCGGCTACTGCTGCAGCAACCAGTGCAACCAACGCTGCGGCTAGTGAGTCCAGTGTTGCTACTAACGCAACAGCAGCGGCCTCCAGTGCAACTGCGGCAGCATCCAGTGCAACCAGTGCTTCTGGTAGTGCTACTACAGCAACAACACAAGCATCTGCTGCGTCAACATCTGCTACGTCTGCTGCTACATCTGCTACTACAGCAACAACACAGGCTACTACAGCTACTACTAAAGCCAGTGAAGCCAGCACAAGTGCTACTAATGCAGCTACTAGCGCAACCACAGCAACAACACAAGCAACAACAGCTACTACACAGGCTACCAATGCAGCCTCTAGCGCCACTGCAGCGGCCTCCAGCGCAACGGCAGCAGCCTCTAGTGCTACAGCAGCAGCTACGTCTGCAACAGCCGCAGAAGCCGCTAAGGACGCTATTGACGGGCTTTACTTAGGCGCACAATCAAGTAACCCAACTGTAGACGGTAACGGTAACGCAGTAACAACAGGTGATTGGTACTTTAATACGTCAGATAACAGCACTAGAATCTACACTGGTAGTGCTTGGGATAGTATTAATCCAAACCTAGTAGGCGACACAACACCACAGTTAGGCGGTAACTTAGACCTTAACAGTAAGGATGTTACTGGCACAGGTAACGTAAATATCACAGGCAACATAAGCCTTAGTGGTACTGTAGATGGTCGTGACGTTGCAGCAGATGGTACAAAGCTAGACGGTGTTGAAGCTAGTGCAGACGTGACTGATGCAACTAATGTTGCTGCTGCTGGTGCATTGATGGATTCTGAGGTTACTAACCTTGCACAAGTAAAGGCGTTTAGTTCTGCTGATTACGCTACGGCTGCACAAGGCACTAAAGCTGATACAGCACACGGCTGGGGTAATCACGCTAGTGCTGGGTATCTCACAGGCAACCAAACGATCACACTGTCCGGTGCAGTCACTGGCTCTGGTACAACTTCTATTTCTACAACACTGTCAACTGTTGACGGAGGAACTTATTAATGACTACAATTAAGCTAAAGAACGGTTCAGGCGCACCAGCGGCAAGTGATCTTGTTCAGGGTGAACCTGCGCTGGACTTAACTAATAAGCGCCTCTACACAGAAAATGCAAGCGGTACTGTTATTGAGGTTGGTACAAACCCCACTAGTTTGACTACGGGTACGTTCACCTCCACAGGTATTGACGATAACGCTACAAGCACTGCGATTACGATTGATGCTAGTGAGAATGTTGGTATTGGTTCTGCGAGTCCTGCCGCACCGCTTCATGTAGAAACGTCTGGCAATACAGCAATACAAATACGCTCTGGAACAACAAGCTACGGCAACATTAACTTTAATGACGGAGCTACAGCCAAAGGTCAAATATTATACAACCATGATGGCGACTACATGAGGCTATACGTCAATGGCGCTGAAGCTATGCGTATTGATAGCTCTGGCAAGGTAGGTATTGGTACTGATTTGCCTGCCGTAGAGCTTGAAGTTGCTTCAGCCGCCCCTCAACTACGACTAACTGATACAGACGGCGGGTACTGCGAAGTAGCAAATGTTAGTGGCAATCTGCTGCTTCAGGCTGATAAGGGAGACACTCAGGCATCTAGCTACATGCGGTTTGATGTTGATGGCACCGAGCGTATGCGTATTGATAGCAACGGTCAAACTATGTTTTCTGGGTCTACTGCGGCATTTGATAACACGGGTGCAGTAAACGGACTTCAACTTCACTATACCACTACCACAGGCAAAGGAATCATAGGTACATATTCTTCTGGCGGTTCTACCTCACTGGCGTTTCGCACTAACTCAGGTGGTGCAGGAGCCTCAACAGATAATATGGTTATAGATAGCTCTGGTAACGTAGGTATTAACACTGATAGCCCAGAAAGCCTACTTCATATAGAGGGTAACGCCGCACCATCAATTATTACATTAGGCAGGTCAGGCTCAAACACCGCAGGCAATGTGCTAGGTGCTTTGCAATTTAAAAACACAGATGGCTCAAACGACGGGCCAAATATGGTGGCTAATATCCAAGCTGTTGTTCCAAACGTAAACGGCTCTGGCGGTTATTTAAAATTTGGAACGCATGATGGATCAGAAGGTGGCGAAGGGTCTAGCCCTGTAGATCGCATGATTATTGACGAAGATGGAAACGTGCTGGTTGGTAAGGCTTCTACTTCAACAACTACAGCAGGCGGCGAAATTAACGCAGACGGCACTCTAGTAGGCGTTCGTGATGGGGGCAATCCTTTAGTTTTAAACAGGCTTTCATCTAACGGTACTATTGCTTCATTCCGCAAAGACGGCACTACTGTGGGGAGTATTTATTCAAATAATGGTGCGTATTTAGGAATAGGGACAGGAGATACTGGAATAGTATTTAGTAGTGGCGGTGATTACCTTGCCCCTCATAATACTTCAACCAATGCTGGCAGAGACGCCGCTATTGACATTGGTTCGACAGGTTTGCGATTCAAAGACCTCTACCTCTCAGGCGGTGCATATCTTGGCGGTACTGCGGCGGCTAATGCGCTAGACGATTACGAGGAAGGGACTTGGACTGTATCTGAAGTAAATGGTCAAGGTGGAAGTATATCAACAAACAGGGCCCAGTATACTAAAATTGGAAGAATGGTTTTTGCTTC